CGTAAGGCGTGTGTTTTTCATTGCTCATTTTGTAAAACCTCGGATGAATGCCGCGCCAAGAAGGCCGTAAAAAATGCACTCGCCGACATGGACGATTGCGCGAGCCTGTTCGCTGTGTATGTCTTTAGGCGGTTTTACATCGCAGCCGGTCAGGATGAAAACCGCTGCCATTGCGGCTGCGGTGGTGATTAGTGGCTTCATTTTCCTTCTTTCCAATTTTGAACAATGGATTTGAGCCAGTCCATGGGTGTGTTGTTTATATGCTTGATGGCTGCACGCCAGGCTGCAGTTTCAAGCGATTGTTTATTGACCTTATCCAGAATGCTGTAAGCCAACTTTGCGGCGGCTCTCGCCTCGTCGCGTTCGCGTTCAAGTTTGCGGGCAAAGCATCTCCACTGGTGTTCTGTTGGAGAGTAACTTTGCGATGTGATATAAGCATCCGTCTCTGGTGTTGGTCTGCTCATTTCTTTTCCTCCTTCCATTGCCAAGTTGTTGAGCCGTCAGATTTAACGACAAACTCCGCGCATCCGCGCTCCACTGCTTTTTGTTTTAAGTCGTCGCGTTGTTCTGCGAGTTGGAATACGAGCATAAAAATGGCGGTCAGAATAATTAAAAAGCACACTCCTCCTATCGCGCTGATATTTTCCTCGCTCATTTGATTATGTAAAAAAATAATGCAAATGTCCAAGTGCCAGCAATGCCAGTTAGCATTCCCAAATAAAAATATAGCAGCTTTTCGTTGTTGTTCATTTTCTTTTTTTCAATCTTCATAATTTTGTAGTTTTAACAAATGCAGTAGCAATGTCTTCCATGTGGCGAGCCGAAAGCCCACAATTTGCAATATACTCAAGAGCAGCAAATAAATTTTCGCATTTTTTCTTTAATGTATTTTTTTCGTCGATATATATTGATATTAACGACTTTGATTCTATTTCCTTACCCACCGCCTCGTCGCGTTCGCCCCATAAAAACTTGCATTCACGCCGCGCCTCGTCGCGCTCGCGTTTAAGTTGTCGGGCAAATTCCAAATCAACGCATGGCACTTGGTAGCCATTATCGTTCACCGCGTAGATGATTGTCTGGTCATCCTCTGGTGTAGGTCGGTCGCTCATTTTACTTCCTCCAGTATGCGGGTTGCTCTGTCAGCATTTTCGTTTGATTCTTTGTATGCTTCTGCATATCCGCACCTTCTCATGTGTTCGGCATAACAAATAGAATCCTCTCTACATTTTTTCAACGCCTCCCTCAACTCGTCGCGCTCGCGTTTTATATCATCATAAGCCATTAATCTATTGTGTATTTCATCAACAGTTTCTATTTTGCTGTTTGTAATATTTCCACGAGCGATAGCTGTTGCGCCCTCGACGCTTCTTACTACATAAGCAACATCTCCCAATCTGGTGTTGTTTGATTGCTCGTTCATTTTGCAGCCTCCTTCCACTTTTTGCGTTCAAATACAAATGCGAAGCGTCCCCAGTTCCAAACAACTTGGTTCCCAGAATAATAAACACTTTTTTGCAGTTTCAACCACGACCAGCAGTATTTTGCGTGCCAGTCGATTCTTTCGAGTTTCCATTTTATTTTCATTTTTTTATTTATTTTAATTCAATGACATATAAGCCTTTTTCTAATTCGTATTGACTTTTCCAGTAATTTGCCTGTTCCCGCGCCTCGTCGCGCTCGCGCTCAAGTTTGCGCGCAAAATCAATGTCAACTCCAAAGTTGATTTTTTCAGCTACTGCATCAGTTTCTGGTGTAGGTCGCTTCCTCATTTTGCAGCCTCCTTTGCTTGTGCGATGAGCGCATCGTAACGCTCCATAACTGGACACTTCTCAAAAAAAGTGTGTCGTTCTTCTTTGGTATGTCCGAAGTCGTGGCATTCTGGTTCTGGAATAATTCCCAGTAATTTACGCAATATATCCTGCAACTCGTCTCGCTTTACAGAAACTTTAGCCGCAAACTCAACCTCGGCTTTCCATCTGCTCTCCCATGCGTAAACCAACTCCCGCGCCTCGTCGCGCTCGCGCATGAGGGTTTTAATTTCTTCGGGAGTCCAATCATCGTGCGCTTTGTCATAAGCCTTGATAATCCCCTCTATATGTTGAGGTATTTGTTTTTTACTTGGGGGCATAATGAATCTATGGTCAGAAGTTGCTGTAATCCATATATCATCAATAAGCTCCAGCGCTTCGTCACGCTCTTGCTTCGTCTTGTCCCTCTCATCAATTAGCTCAAACATTTTGGTTTGATAATTTTTAACATACTTTTCCGCCATATCGCGCTCTTGCTTGTATCTGCCACACATCGCAGCCCAGTCGTCGCGCTGTTTACGAATGTCAGAAAGAGTTCCTTCCGCTATTGTCAAAGTTTGTTGCTTCAATGAAAGCTCACTCCTCGCCTCGTTGCGCTCGCGCTCCAGTTTGCGGGCTACCTCTGCATGAACAAACGGACCACTCCGATCCATTTGCAGATAGCTCCCCTCAAGCCGCCCGTAGTGACTGGAAAGTGCATAGCCACAACTCGCATCTGTCTCTGGCGTGTCACTCATATCCATGCTCCATTCTCAACTTGCTCAATGTTGATCTGGATGCTCCACAAATGCGTCCAGACCGATTGCTCTTGCAACCATCCGAAAAATGTTGACATGGCATCTGGACTTGACTTCGCCTTGGTAAACAACTCGCCACTGAATATGTTTTTTGGCGAGCTATATGTGATTTTGTATGTATTCATATATTTATTAATTCTATTTTGAAATCTGCCGCGAGAAGAATTGTCGATTCATCCGTTGGATAGGTTTCGCGGTAGACGATACGCCTGATGCCATACGATGCAAGAGATTTTAAACAATTATTGCACGGCAGCGTTGTAGACGCAATCAACCGACATTCATTCGGCTTGACATGACGCAATGCGTTCTGCTCCGCATGGACAACATAGTTCCTCCTGCGCTCACGATCACTCCAGTCCTCCACCATGTGCGCTGGAAATCCGTTGTAGCCACAAGCTGCAATCGTGTTGTCATGCCGCAACAGCACTGCACCAACCTGCCTCCACGGGTCTTTGCTCTTCCTCGCTACCACCTCGGCAATTCCAAGTGCGTATTCATCCCAGTTACTCATTGCTCTGATTTCTTCAAGTTTTTTTCTGAGTAGATGTGAAGAATGCCTCTGTCATCCTCCACAACAAGTCGAATTACTCCGCTCAACTTCGTGAATACAGATCGAACAACTCCGTCAAATCGATAGTCGCCACCAACCTTGGAAACACTATCTCCAACCATGAATATTGATTCCATAATTATTGGCAGGACTCGCACTCTTCACCAAGGTTGCAGGCAACACGCTCGATCTTGACATCTCCAAAGTCATCTTCAATGTCGGGAATAGTTTTTTCTTGCTTGACTTCTTCTGCCTTGTCTGCCCTTGAAATCGCCTGCTCGTTGCTGTAGCTGCCGCTCGCGTAGCGTTTGCTTAACTTCTCCCTATTGGCGATAATGCAATCTTCAAGCGACATATCAAGCTCGTTCAACAGTCCAGTCAGATAAAACAGGATGTCTCCTGCCTCTTCCTTGATGTTGTCAATATCAATCTGCTTCTGGTAGACGCAATGCTTCTTGACGGCATCAAGCAACTCTCCTGCCTCTCCAGATACTCCTACTGCCATGTGGAGCAAATGCGCTTGCTGTGGTGTCAACTGCCTGACGATCTCCTCGCCCGGTTTAACGATTGAATTTACGAACTGCTGGTATGGTGTTGTATTACTCATTTTTTGTATGTGCTGAAATATGCTTTACCAAAACATCCTGACTCCGCAAGGTGAATCGTCTGCCCCTCCTTGCCAATCCATGCGTCCAGCTTCTCCTTTGTCAACTCAATTGGATGACCATCATGCGGAGGCACGTCAACCCGCTCAAAAATGCGAAGTGTTTTAGCTGCGTTCAGCGCGTTCTTGATGATGCGTTCTGGATCGTCCGTATGCTGGAGGCAATTGTATATCCAGCACTCGTCATATCCCTGCTCAAAGATGTCCTCACCACGCACCACCAATGAATCAATTCCCTTCGCGGAATACCTGTCATATGTCCACATTGGATACAGCAACGGGTCAACTACAAGTGAACGCGCAGCAAGATTAATTGTCTTGAGCAACATTGATGTAGGCCCACCACCAATGTCAATGATCCTCGCTCCTCCAACATCAAACGAGTAGCCAACCTGCTTTAACCCCATGTATCGAGCGTAGACGTAATGCTTCTGGTCTTCGTCAAAGGTATTGCAGCAATCACCCCAGTATGCCGATTCAAATGTGTAGTCACTCATATAATGCTTGGATAAAACCTAGTCAGTGCGTCAATTCCATTGCCTTTGGCATACCATCCTGCACCAGTGTAGACATCAAGGACATCCTCGAAATACTTCTCATACATTGGCGCAACCCTATCAAGCGTAAAGTTTTCACCGAACTTGCGGCAGTCATACGGATTGATGCAATCAATACTTTTGATAGCATCCACGAAGTCACCCATAGTGCGGCAACGATAGCCAGTAATGCCATGCAGGTTGTTCTCCGCGAAGCTACCCCAATCGGTAGTTATGGTAGGTGTTCCTGATAGCAGGTTCTCAATCTGCACGCCTCCGAATGGCTCGATATACATCGATGGTAGGAACGATGCCTTCGCGCCTGCCATGAGCTTCTTGCGCGTTGCTACGTCTGCGTAGCCTACATACTCAACATGGTCTGGCAGCTTGTAGCCTTCTTCTTTCTGCCCCGCGATTACCAGCTTGACTCCTGCACGCTCAGTTGCCTGTATAGCGACATCCACGCCTTTGCCGCTGTAGACCCTGCCAAGGTAGAGAAAGTAATCCTGCTTGTCGCTTACGAAGTCGAAATCGTCGGCATCGAAGTAGTTTGGAATGACGACATCATACCAGTCCTGCTTGCATGAACCAACGGCAGATAGTCCATAATACGCATGGTAAATTGCATATGATTCAAACACCTTGAACCTGCACCAGTGACCTCCAGCGTAGCCAATCCCCGGCTCAACAGCGATAAGGTCAGGATGAGCGTCTACTACTGGACGCACGCCAGAACCCCAAAACGGCAGAATGAAGTCATTCTTCTGCTTGCGTTTGCCTATCTCGCGGATGGCATTAGCGAAGAACGTCTGGTATGCATGGTCGTTGGTATCAAACTTGAAGAACGCCTTGCGCCAGTCGTGACTGCCGTAACTTTTGGCAAAATCGTCATTGGTCAATACGCTAATGTGTTCCGTGCATCCAAGAATACTATCCTCATGCCCGTAGTGGATGACCTCATGCCCTCTGTTGGTCATCATTTTCCCGAACTTAACTACCTTCTGCGTATAGGCGCAGGCATTAAACTCTTTGCTTGTAACTGTGTGCGGAAGTCCTAATATGTGGAATCTCATGCTATTTAGTTTTGATCTCTGTGCGTGTTAGTGCGTTATACATATCTGATGTTGATTCTCCTGCGTGGAATGATGCTTTCGCGTCATCGATAGCCTCCTCCAGTGCCAGAATGTAGCAATTGTCCTCTGCTGCATTGCGACGAAGTGACTTGATGGTGTTTCTGAGTCCATCAATTTCATCCTCCATTTCCATTATATATGACTTGTCGATAAATGTTTCTGCTGAAATTTCAGTTGATAACTTCATATAATCTGTGTAGTAGATAATGGACTACTTCTCACCCTGTTCCAACGCAAGTGGTTCAGCGTTCTCCAGTTCGATAACTTCACGCTCATTGCCGCGATTAGGTATAGTGAACGATAGCGTCAGGTTCTGATTGTTGTTAGACTCAAGCTCGATCTTGTCGCCATACTTCTTGGGAGCGATTTTAGACGATGCCCACTTCAGAGCGTCCATGCGTAATCGGCCAATGCTTGCGTCATGTGCGCCAAAGGATTCATCAATGATCATCTCGGCGTAATAGTCTGCTTGGCGAACCCGCGCCTGTGCGTATTGCTCTCTGAAACTTTCGTTATTATCAAGCCATCTGTAGATCATACAAGACGCTGGCATATGCTCATCCAGCACCATTTTTCTTAGTGTTTCGCCATGTGCAAGACGTTCACATATTTCGTCAGCTATTTCTTGCGTAAAAGCAGATGGTCTTCCTTGCTTTTTCTTCTCTTTTGTAACTTCTTCATTCATAGCTTACTT